AGGAATATATTTATATTGGTGACGGTATTAGCGGAAACCCACAGCGTAATTTTGCGCTTGATCTAATAGAAACCACAGACACCTATTTATATTTCTTAGACGATGACAATATAGTACATCCTGATCTATATGAGTTACTAGATTCTATTGAATTAGGAAAAATATATACTTTCAACCAAAAAAGACCAGTAAATGTATACCCTTACAAAGAAGTCCTAACTGGAGATAATGTTGAGATATTTAATGTTGACACCGCAATGGTTCTCATTGATTTTAACATATGCAATGATATTCGGTGGAAGATAGATAAATATAATGCAGATGGACACTACATAAAGGAATGTTACGAAACAAACAAGGATAGTTGGGCTTTTGTCGATAAAACAATGGCCTACTATAATAAATTGGCATAATTAATTTAATAAAAAAGTATAAAGGCAAATCACATTTATAATGTATTGGTCCATCATAATTTATATATTATCATGGAGCTCTCTCAAAACCAAATATCCCAACTAATGAACCGTTTTCCCGAATTCGAACTTTCCTATGAAACTATTTCACATAAGAAAGTTTCACCATCTTATAATATATGTTTAGCTATCCCTACAGGAAAAAAATGTTTTGCGTGGTTTACCTATCATAATAATAATGATCTCTGTTATTTAATGGACTTAAATAGAGAAAAAAAGGTATCAAAAGTATCAGTAATTCCTACTCAATTCGATAGATCATTATCTCTTGGAACTGTTCTTTACGGGACATTTATACCAGAAGAGAATGGGTGTCAGTGGTTTATAATCGAAGATGTATTATTCTATAAAGGAATCTCCATGAAGAAATGTAATTTCGGAGAAAGATTAGCTTTTATAGCCGAACTTATGATGAATCTAAAACAAGAATTTCGCGATAAAAGGGATGTTGTTTTTATGTTACCAGTTATGTGGGAAACAGCGTTAAACGAAACAATGACAGAATATCCTATAACTATGCCTACTGACATATATTACCCAGTACACCATATCCAATATAGGAGTCATCAAGAAATAATGCCGTATTTAAATGTTAATACAAATAAAAAAATTATTGGAACTACACCTAGCGAATTAAAGAAAAACCCTATTTGTCAAACAGAAACCATACAATTAGTGATGGATTATATGAAACCGCAGTATAAATTCCCTACTGTTTTTCAAGTTATTGCCGATATACAGTTTGATATCTATAATTTATATGCATATGGAAAAAATAATCAACCTGTTTATTACAACATTGCATATGTACCTAATTATAAATCCAGTGTGTTTATGAATGGATTATTTCGAAATATACGTGAAAATAAAAATCTAGATTATATAGAAGAAAGTGACGATGAAGAGGATTTCCAAAATACCAGTATTGACAAATATGTTAATATTGAGAAAGTTCTATTAATTGAATGTGTATTTAATAAAAAATTTAAAAAATGGACACCTGTTCGCATAGCGGATCCTAAATCAAAAATAGTACATATTAGTAAATTGATTAAATGATAGCATGTTCTCTTTTCATGTTCTCTTTTCATGTTCTCTTTTCATGTTCTCTTTTCATGTTCTCTTTTCATGTTCTCTTTTCATGTTCCCTTCTTTTCTATAACTACCTCTTTTAATACATTTTTCATTATTTTATCAATATCTTTCTCTTCATCTTCTGTTGAATAAGACCCCAATGCATTCAAGGATATTTTCATATATTCATTATTCTCTGGTGTATCTAAATTCTTAAATTCAGGATGTTGCTCCTGCCATGCAGGTAATTGTTGTAAATTTTTCCGGGCGATTTTCTTAACTACCTGTTTCAACGTACTTTTCTCTGCGGATTCTTTTTCCCATACGTCCTTATCTTTGATATAAACAGTTTCCCTTTTTATATCAGTGCAATGCAACGGACGTTCGTGTATGTCTAATTCTTTCAGTTTATTAATAAAGATTCGTGATATACCAAGAACATAACCCAGTTTCCCAGTAGCTTCTAAATCCGAAACCTCTAATCTGAGTGAATCAATAAAATCAGTAATACTGATAGCATCCTTGCATTGTTCGTTTAAAAACATATTTAAATTAAAGTTGTTTTGGACATTGTTTTGTATATTATTCGTAATATGCGGTGTCTGTGATATTTCCAACATTTTATTCTGTATTTCTCGGTTTTGTTCTAGAAGCGTAGTTTGTAGTTCTTTGTTTTGATCCTGAATATTTTTATTCTGTTTTATAATTTCCATAACTAGTTCGTTCGATATAGGGATATTCGCCGTTGTTTCTGCTTGTTTTTGGCCAGTACATTTCTTACGGTGATTACAAAGAGATGATAGATGTGAATATTCTCTACCACAACTACATATATGTTTTTTTTCTTTCTCCATAGAATTGTTAATTCTGTTATGTTTATCCGTTGAAATATGTCTAGCCCAGTCACTGGTTTTTTTACATGAGAAATTACAATTTAAACATTCGAATATTAAAGAATCTTTCATCGGCGTTTTTTCATTAGTATCAATTAGGCGTTTTTTACTAACGTCACAATCTTTGTTTAAAAAATTTTTATTCATTACGATTATATATAACGTATCAATAGTTATTTTTTTAGGCGTTTTTACGATTAGGAAAAAACGCCTAAAGAAAAAGCGCCATACATATTTTCCGTAGAACTAGCTATTAGGCGTTTTTTCCTAACGTAACAAACAGATTTTTTCATCGATTGAATCCTTAGCATTTTAAGTAACATATATAGAATTATTATTTTCGGCGTTTTTCTATTAGGAAAAAACGCCTAACGAAAAAACGCCGTGCAAGTTCTCGTAAAATTACTAAATTTTTATTATGCAGCGACTTCAATTATGATTATTTTGCTATTTAAAGCATTATGGAGCAATATTAGAAAAATGAGAAACTCTATATAAAATTCTTTATCATAAAAATGAAAATGGACAAAAATAAATGTCCAAAATGAAAATCGACCCCGATTTCTTTTCCTTGTTTTTCATCAGTTTGAATATTTTATGTAAAAGTATTTAATTTTTATGATAATTCAAACAAAATATTGGTTTATTATATATGAACGTTCCAATAGGCCACGAAAGAAGAAGAAGAACATGGTTTAGTAATATATTTACTAGAAAAAACAATAAGATAGCTCCTATAGTGCTAGAGAGAAAAACAACAAATAGTTCTAATAGTTCAAGTAAAAATTCTTCGGCTGATTTAGAAGTAAAATTTGAACCTCAGGATTCTTTAAAAATAGCTAAACTTCGTATTAAAGGTAAACCATCATCTACACGTAAAAGCTTATTTAAATTTAAAGCGTCTCGAGGTAGAAGAAGCGCTCATAGTAGTGTTAGTCCGAGCGTTATTCCACTTAAGTTAAATCCGATGCATAGTCGCCCTAGAGGTTCGTCTAAGGTAACTCCAACTGGATCATCAGGTGATTTTGTCAATTTAGTTCCAAGAAATAAAGGTGGGAAAACAAGAAAACGTAAATGTTAATTTTTATAAATATTTTCATAGTATTTATAAAATCTATTTTCGTGTTCTTCGCTTTTTTTTATTACGTTTTATTTTGCGTTTTTTGGTTTTTTTACCACCAGTTATTATCCCTTTTATTTTTTGAAAATCATACAAAGCAGTAGTAAAATTAGGTATGCATTCTTCTAAAAAATATTTTTTTATTTCTTCTTTGTTTATAATATTGGTAGAAGAATCTTTGGCTTTACCTTGTATTCTTGTAGGCAATGATAGAAATAAATCATTTTCATCTGAAAATCTACTAGTAAGAGTATGTTGTTGCGTAAGCCATAAAGACAGTTTAAATCGTTCTTTATCAGATGCATTAGAAAAATAACTAAGACATGAATGTCCTATCTCATGAAATGATGTGAAAAATAATAATTTTATAGAATATAATTTGGGTTTATCACTATCATATTTAGTTTTAATATATTCATAAAATTCCCTTATCAAGTTATAAGTTCTTATTCTATTTTCAGTTGTTCTTTCTCTCCTCATTTCTCCAAAAACAATATCATAACAATAAAATGTGTTATCTGCATGACCGTAATCATGAGTTAAAAAATTAAAAGGAGAAATCCAATTATTACCATCAGTATATTGAAATCGTGTTGAAAACCCTACTATCCATATACCTTTCATAAACCATGCTTCTATCATGTCTGTAATAGATATGTAAGGCAAGACATTAATTAGATAATATATTTCAAGCTGGTTTTGTTTAGCTGTATAACCCGTTATAAATTCTTTGTTTACAACCGTCTCAAGATTGTCTCTTAATGTTTTATATTCAGTATAAAAATTATCTCGAATAGGGGGCAAGATTCCATGATAGTAATTTTTTGTTACTCCTGGTTCTTTTCTATTTTTTGCGTGCTTAGTAAACAAAAAGCTGCATTGTAAAGAAACAAGATTAACTTTAAAAATATGATCAGTTTCCTCGGGATCAATAGTTTCCCATATTTTTGCTACATCTTGGTTCATAGCGTCAATTTCTTCAGGAGTGAATAACATAGAAGGTATTTTTTCATCGGAATATCCTTGATCTTTAAGAACTGCCGATTCTTTCTCATTATCAGAGAAATCTTCGATTTCTTTTATTACAAAAGCATATAAAAAGTTTATTAATTTATCTGCGTATTCTTTCTCCTTTTCTTTATCTCCTGCCTTTCTTGCATCAATAATTCCATAATAAGATACCATATATTCTGCTTTTTGTTCGGGAGTAACTTTACCACCTCCTAAAATTATTGAGGATTCTTCTTCATCATCTGCTATCACTTTCATTTATATAATATCTATAAAATTATTTATAGTGTTAATCTTCTAGTCCTTCTAAACCATTAATATTAATAAGACAATTCGCAACACCTATCTCATTTACATCATCAGAATCCTCATCCTTTTCATTTACACATCCTACCGTTTTATTCTTAGGTTCAAATGTCCTTGTCCACATTTTATCATTTTCCCAATCCACCATCATATTCGTATATTTCGTAGAATCTATTTCACGAATCCGATAATTACATTTCTTATAAAACCGGCGACGCTGTTTCCACTGGTTTTCAAATAAATCATGCGAATCTACAATATCTACAATAATCGGATTCTCATGTTTTACTCTCAAAATACGCCCGACAGATTGTGTAATATCTGTTTTTGGAGTAACCATAACAAGAGTAGATAGAGATTTAATATCTAGGGCCTCGGCAGCCATAGCATAAGTTGCTAATACAATCTGTTTACCTTCTGTTTCTTGTAAATTGGCCTGTTTCATTCCACCTACATAATACCCAACTGGTGCTATATTCCGATGAACAATTCCATCATACAAATAGGATAATAGTGATCGGTTATGACACAATATCATAATTTGATTTTCTGGTTCTTCTGCGACCAAATCTTTAATAATACGAATAATAAAATCACTACGGGGACCATAATCGCACAACTTACTAATCATAGTACTGTATTTGGGCATACCACGAAAATCTACATCAACCTCATT